TCCAAAGTGCGTCAAATTTTAATCAACCATTAACTAATTTAGTAAATACATCTGGGGTTTCTAGTTGTTTGATAAATAGTATGTTCGCAAGTGCATCATCTTTTAATCAAAATATAGGTTTTTGGAATGTGTCTAAAGTTACAAATATGCAAAATATGTTTTCTTCAGCAACCGCATTTAATAATGGTGGAAGTAATTCAATTCAAAATTGGAATGCACCTTTATGTACAGTATTTACATCAATGTTCCAAAGTGCGTCAAATTTTAATCAACCTTTAACTAATTTAGTAAATACATCTGGGGTTTCTAGTTGTTTAATGAATAGTATGTTTCAAAGTGCTACATTTTTTAATCAAAATATAGATTTTTGGAATGTTTCAAATGTAACTAATATGGATTCTATGTTTAATTCAGCAACAGCATTTAATAATGGAGGAAGTAATTCAATTCAAAATTGGAATGCTCCTTTATGTACAACATTTGCATCAATGTTCCAAAGTGCGTCAAATTTCAATCAACCATTAACTAATTTAGTAAATACATCTGGAGTTTCTAGTTGTTTAATGAATAATATGTTTCAAAGTGCTACATTTTTTAATCAAAATATAGGTTTTTGGAATGTGTCTAAAGTTACAAATATGCAAAATATGTTTTCTTCAGCAACCGCATTTAATAATGGTGGAAGTAATTCAATTCAAAATTGGAATGCACCTTTATGTACAGTATTTACATCAATGTTCCAAAGTGCGTCAAATTTTAATCAACCTTTAACTAATTTAGTTGATACATCTGGAGTTTCTAGTTGTTTAATGAATAGTATGTTTAATAATGCTAGTATTTTTAATAATGGACAAATAACAACAGTTCCAACAATAACCCCTTCAACATCTTCATTTAATACTAATTCTCCATTCACATTTACATGTCCTGGAGCTTCTTTAACAACAAATCTTTCTGTTGGTGATGTATTATATGTTATAACTAATTTAACAACTGGAAATCGTCTTGGTAATTTTATTGTAATAGTAAATGCCATACCAACATCAACTACATTTACTATTAGACAAACAATTGGAGGAAATATATCAGCAGGAAATATATATAATATTTCAAAAATTAGTAATATTCCAAATGTAACATTATCAACATCTTTTTTTACAAATTCAACACGAACATTAACATGTCCAGGAGCAACATTTATTTCAACTTTATCAATTGGAGTTCCTTTACTATTATATTTTAATGCTTCGTCATTAATTACAACAGTTCAAACGATAATAGATAATGAAAATATTATTTTATCAGATAATTGGATAGGTAATGTAACTAGTGGAAATATTAAAGCAATATCAAAATCTCCTTTTGGAACTAATCCATTAACTAACTGGAATACAACTAATGTAACTAATACATCAAACATGTTTTTGAATTGTTTATTATTTAATCAAAATATTGGAAATTGGAATTTAGGAAATGTTACGACAATGGAATCAATGTTTCAAAATGCTTATTCTTTCAATAATAGTGATTTAACTATATTTAATAATAATCCTATTTCATGGAATACAATAAAAACAACAACAATGAAAAATATGTTTAATAGTTCTAGAGCATTTAACCAATTTATTGGAAATTGGAATCTTGAAAATGTTACAACAACAGAAGCTATGTTTTTCAATGCATTTAATTTTAATAATGGTCAAAATAATACTTTACAAACTATAAATAAAACTATATTAAATTCCGTAGAATCTTCAGGTCAATTGAAAATAGAATGTAATGGAGCTGTATTTTCATATCAATGTTCTATAGGAGATATAGTATTTATATCAAATAGTGCATTATGTGCAGCAACTACAATTTTATCAATAAATGATGCGGCATCACCACCTAATATTTTATGTACTCCAGTTTCTATGCCTGCTGGTACTTCTTTAAATTTATCCAAACCTATTAATATTATAAATGTAACTCCATCTTTATCATCATATAATAATATCAACAATATTTTAACATGTCCTGGTGCTAATTTTTTAACAAGTGTAAGTTCAGGAGATATTTTATATATTTTTGCTAATGGAATTACATATACTCCAACAATTCAAAATGTAATAGATAATACTAATATTTCATTCATTTCTAATCTAGGAGTAAATTTGATAAGTGGTTCAATTAAAACAATATCTAAAGCACCATTTGGAAAAAATCCATTAAATTGGAATTTATCAAAAGTTACAACTATGTTAAATATGTTTCAAAATTCTTATTCTTTTAATCAAAATGCAAATTTTAATTTTAATATTCCAACAAATATAATAGGAGCATTTCAATCGGCATTTGAATTTAATAATGGTGATTATTTGAATACTTATTTATATCCATTATCATGGTCAATTCCTAATTTAACGAATATGTCTTTACTTTTTTCTAATGCAAGAAGTTTTAATCAAAATGTAAATTCTTTTAATGTATCACAAGTATCATCACTAGCATCTGTATTTTTTGCCGCAAGCAATTTTGATAATGGAATGCAACCTTTAACATGGTCTGCTCCATTATGTACTACATTTTCATCAATGTTCCAAAATGCATCCTCATTTAATGAACCAGTTACCTCATTAGTTCAAACATCAGGAGTTGCATCATGTAGTATGGCTAGTATGTTTCAAGGTGCTATACGATTTAATCAGAATCTTAATTCTTGGAATACAATTAACGTAACAACTATGGCAAGTTGTTTTGCATCTAATTCAAATACTTTTTCAAATAGAATGGAATTTAATAATGGTCAATTAGGAAGAGTGAATATAGCAAATGCTAATATTACATTATCGACTGCTTCATACAATAATGGAACTGCTATATTATCATGTCCTGGTGCGACATTTAATTTAACAACACTAGCTATCGGAGATGTAATACTAATAGGAACCAATCTAACATCAAGTACATTTGTCGCAAGTGCTATAACAAGTATTGGAACAACAACATTAACTTTGACATTAAGTACACCAGGAAATACAACAATTAGTGCAAGCAATATAACATTTATTCAAAAACAATTGCCAGGCACTTCTCCATTAACATGGGATACACAAAATGTAACTACAATAAATTCAATGTTTCAATATTGTCCATTTTTCAATCAAAGTCTTACAACTTCAGGAAATATTTGGAATACAAATAAAGTTACAAATTTATCATCGATTTTTAATGGAAATGGAAGTACTGCTTTTTCTTTATTTAATAATGGGCAAATTATTACAGGAATAACTGCCCCTATGGGATGGACTTTTAATGTTATTCCTACAAGTACAAATTATCGTTCAAATTGTAGATTGACAACTAGTAATAAGCCGATTTCATTAGCATAGATTTTTAACAGACATGAATAATATAAAATTCTTTTTATATTATTTTCTAAATTATTATTTAATGATGTAGGTAATGTAGGACGTAGTTCTGCTGGTTATATATCACAACGTAAACGAATGTAATAAAAAAAAAATTGAATTTAATTAATTAAATAATAAAATAATTAATTAAATATTATATAATTATGGAACCAAAACAACCTATTGAAAATGTTTCTAATTCAAAGCGTATTAGTCAAATGATTAAAATACAAGATGAAGCACTAGAATTATTCAAGAGAAAAAACACAGATTATGGCGACTCATTTGCTACATATGGACCAATTGGTGTTATTGTAAGAATGGGAGATAAAATTCAACGCCTTATTTCTGTATCAAAATCAGGTGTAACATTAGTTAATAGTGAAAGTCTACGTGATACATTAATAGATTTACATAATTATAGTGCTATGGCGGTTATGCTTATAGATGAAGCAAAATATAATAATATTGAAAGTAATAATGAAAGTAATAATGAAAGTAATAATGAAAGTAATAATGAAAGTAAAATATTAAAGCATACAAAAAGCGAAGAAATATTAGAAAATATTAATTCTTAGAAAATAATATATTTAACGTGACCCTTCATTACCTAATGATTGTTGTAATAAATTAAATACATTAGGAGTATTTATAAATTCAGACCATTTAGCAGTTATTAATAAAATAAAACCAAATAAATATAATAAAAATTGAATTTCTTTATTAATAAGTCCTAAATTAGACATTCGTGGATTAAAAATATAAATAAGTAATAATGCCATTAAAGTAATAAATATAAATTCAACTCTTTTTTTCCAATATTCTAGTTTAGATGCAAGTTTTTTATTATGACTTTTTTTCTCTACATATAGTTTATAAACAGCTAAACTTATAAATATTATTTTTATTAATATTATAAAATAAACATAATATGTTAAATAATCCATAATATATATTAGTTAAAATAAAAAATAAAAAAAATCATAAAAACTATAAAATAAATCATAAAAACTATAAAATAAATCATAAAAACTATAAAATAAATATTCAATAATATTATAAAAAATAAAAATCAATAATGCCGTGTCTAATTAGTTGTGCTATTTCTGCTATTTTTATAATAGGTATGATTTTTTTTTATAATAATACAAATAAAAGTGATGTTGTTAAGCATTATAAACAAACATTAACAACAAATTTACAAAATAAATATGATGAAATAAGTAGAGAAAGACTTTCAATAAGTTATCAAGGTTATGGATTAGGTTTTTTTCTCTCGTTATTATTCATTGGTTATAATGTTAAAATAAAATCTCGTAAATTAAGTAGTATAAATTTAGTTTGTAGTGTATTAGCAATCAGTTTTTTAACTAATTATTTTTATTATATATTATATCCAAAATCTGATTGGATGTTAAATCATATTACAAATCAACAAGAAGTTAAAGCATGGTTAATAATGTATAGAACAATGCAATTTAATTATCATAGTGGTTTAGTATTAGGATTAATTGGTGTAGCATTATTAGCCTTTGCTTTTAGATGTTAAAATTATAAATTATAATTACCTTACACTTTTGGACGTTTAATTTATTATATTATTTAATTATTTAATTATTAAATTATAAATAAAAAAACTACTTAAAGATATTTAGTGTTAATTAATTAAGGATTTTATTATTATAAAATTCTTCATTAGTTTCTTACAGCAATTAATAAATTACTTTGTCTAATTATTACAGAAACTAGCAAAAATAATTATGCACTAATAGTGTAAGAATTTTATGATATTATAAGCATAATTATTTAGATTGTAATAATGTTCTAGATTTTGATAACATTATTATGATATATTTATATTTTTGCTCTAATAGCTCAGTTGGTAGAGCATGGGTCTTATGAGCCCAAGGTCAACGGTTCGAAACCGTTTTAGAGCATAGTGCATGGGTAGGAAAGCGGTCAACTCCGAGTGACTTAAGATCACTTCCTTTATGGTTCGTGGGTTCGAATCCCACCTCGTGCATTTTATTGTAAATATTATATTTATAATTGTAAATAAAATTGTAAATATAATATAATTATTTTATTTATAAAAGGTGTAATAACATAAAATAACATAAAATAACATAAAATAACATAAAATAACATAAAAAATACAAATCAATATTTTATTAAATTAAAAAAATTGAATTAAAAATTTTATAATAAGTTAATTAAAAATTAAAAATATTTAATGGATAAATTTACTACTACAAATTGTAATAAAGAATTAAATCAAATATCTTATTACACACCTAATATTGATAAAATTATTGAAGAAAAACAAATTGAAATTAAAAATACAAAATTAAATAAATTAAAAATAATTAATGAAGATGTTATTATTTATGATAATAAACTTGTTAAAGACATTCCACCAACACATTTTTATATTCCAAAACCAATTTTAAAATGGGTCGGTGGAAAAACACAAATATTAGATAAACTAATTATTGAATTTCCGATTATAATAAATAATTATCATGAGATATTTTTAGGAGGCGGTAGTGTTTTATTGACATTTTTATCATATGTTAAATATGGTGTTATAAAGTTACTTGGTAATATATATGCTTATGACATAAATGAACCATTAATTTATATATATAAAAATATTCAAACTAATCATATTGAATTATATAATGAAATACAATATTTAATTAATGATTTTAATTCCTGTGGTAATGGTGAAATAAATAGAAAACCTAAAAATATTAATGAAGCCAAAATAGCTAAAGAAAATTATTATTATTGGATTAGAAATGAATATAATAAATTAGATTTTACTAATAAAAAAACAACTAAAGGTTCTGCTATGTTTATATTCTTAAATAAAACTTGTTTTAGAGGTGTTTTTAGAGTTGGACCAAAAGGATTTAATGTTCCTTACGGTCATTATAAAAATCCTGAAATTATTAATTTTAAACATCTAAACGAAATACATGAATTAATAAAAAATGTTATATTTGAATGTTGTGATTTTAACATATCATTAGAAAATATTGAAGTTAATGATTATGTATATCTTGACCCACCATATGTGCCTGAAAGTAATACTTCTTTTGTTGGATATACTGAAAATGGATTTAATATTAATAATCATAATAATTTATTTCAATTAATACATAAATTAACTAAAACAAATAAAAAAATAATGTTAAGTAATGCAGATGTTAATATAGTTCGCAATAGTTTTAATAGTTCTGAATATAATATAACATCTATTTTATGTAAAAGAGCAATTAATTCTAAAAATCCAAATGCTAAAACAAAGGAAGTTATAATTAAGAATTATTAATCCAATTATCTAATGTTTCAAAATAATTTTCATCATCACCAAATAATACAGTAATATTATTTTCATTTAATATTTTATTTAATATTATATATTTTTTTTTCATTTGAAGTTAATTTTTTCTTCAAAAAATCGCTTACACAAAAACAATAATGAACTTCAAATTCATCTCCTAATACTAATTCATATTCACGTTTCAAAGATGGACCACTCCATAATTTTGTTTCTACTGAACCACTTACATTTTGTTCTTTTTTCTCTAAAATTTTAATAACTTTTTTACCTGTATTATATTCAATAATATATGCTTCATCAGGATATCTAAATAATTCTATATTATAATTATTTTATACCTTTTAACATTTCAAATGCCGAATATTGTTTGAATAAAAAAAGAACTTAAAGAGAATTTACATTATTTAATTAAGTAATAATGATAATAAATGATGTTACTTCCAATCTTTTCAAGATTGTTTAGCAGTGTTTCGTGAGACCCAAAGTCAAACAAAGCGTAACACAATTGCTACTCATTTCGTCCTCCACCTGTAAATTAACAATTAAGCAGGATATGAAGTTGGACCATCGTGAGGCGAAATTCCTCACTATTGATTTTACATTTTTTAACTATTAAGTAAAGCGCCGAATAATAGAAACCCAAAAATAAGTGATTATGTGGCTTATTGAAAATCGGCGTTTGAAATGTTAAAAGGTGTAATATATATTTTTAAACCATTTTGTAAAAGAAATATTAAAGTTTTATCTTCAAAAACTTTTGATAAGTAAAAGTTATATACTTTATTTGATTTTTTTGTATAATTATTTTTAGTATAATTATAGTTATCTTGTATTAATCTTATTTCATTATTTGTTTTTTCTTCAAATTTTTTACCATAATAATTTGTATTTGAACCACCAGCACCAATTCCTCTATTTTTCTTTACATTCTGTGTAATTGTTTCTTCAATAGTTTCCATTATGATACTTTTTATAATAATTATTTTATTTATAAAAACAAATTCAATTTTTTATAAATAAATCAAAAAATAAAAATAAATCAAAAATACTTATTATTTATATTTTTATTAAATTACTTATAATTTTTCATTAAATAGTTATATTTACCATTTATTTTTTCTAATATTTGGTCTTTTGTAATTTCATGTTCTATTACTAATAACTGAGCACATTCTTTTATTAATGGTTTTGAATGTGATAATAAATATTTCGTTTGCTGATATGCATTATTGAATATTAATTCTAATTCTTGGTCTATTTTCTCTCTAAATTTATCTGAATTATATGGAATAATAAGACTTGAACCCATTCCATATTCCATAACCATCTTTTGTATAATATTTTTTACTTGCTCTAAATCTTTTAAAGCACCTGAAGTTATTTTTTCACCGAAAAATAATTCTTCTGCAACACGACCACCCAATAAAACCATTAATTCACTAAATAATTTATCCTTTGTTGATATTGTGTTATCTGTATCACTATGTTCGAATAATGTAAATCCTAAACTCTTAGGTGACATTAAATTTATTGTTACTTTTACTAAATTACTATAATTAGTAAATAAACCGATTAATGCATGACCTATTTCATGTATTGCTACTTGATATAACATTTCTTGTGATAATTTTGTCTCTGTTGATTGCCATCCTGTTAATATTCTATTAGCAATAATTTCCAAATCTTGTAGTGCAATAATTTCTCTATTATTACGTAATGCATAAAGCATTGCTTCATTAAGAAAATTTTCAATTTGTGCTCCTGAAAATCCACTAGTCAACTCAATTAAATATTGTAGTTTTATTATTTCATCATATGGCTTTCCTTTAATATGAATATTTATTATTTGTTCTCTTGTGCGACTATCTGGATTTCCAACATAAATTTGCTTATCTATTCTACCTGGTCTTATTAGTGCTTCATCTAATAAATCTATTCTGTTTGTAGCACAAATTAAAAAAATACCATTTGTATCTTTAAAACCATCTAAACATACTAATAATTCATTAAGTGTTGTATCACGTTCTGAACTACTTGTTTCTCCATCATTTGAACGTTTTCGACCAATAGCATCAATTTCATCAATAAAAATAATACAAGGTCTATTTTCACTGGCTAATTTGAATAATTCACGCACTCGTGAAGCACCAACTCCAACATATTTCTCTTGAAATTGAGACCCTGAAACAGCAATAAATCCAACATTAATTTCACCTGAAAAACATTTGGCTAATAATGTCTTACCATTACCTGGTGGACCTTCTAATACAATACCCTTTGGTGTTCTCACATTAAATTTTTGATATTTTGTATAATTTACTAAAATATCAGCACATTGTAATAATTCATTTTTTATAATATCATAACCTCCTACATTTGTAAAATTAAAATCATTATTATATAATACTTCAAAATTTTCACTTTTTGACTTTACTAATTGCTTCTTTTTTTTATCATTATCTATTGTATCAAATACTTTCTTAAATTTATCTGGAATTCCATTCATAGGATATATAATATTTATTCCCAATTGAAGTGGTTGTTGTGGTATATTTTGGTTTTTTATAAACTCCGCTAATTGGTCTGGGTCTTCATCATTATCTTCATCATCTTCTATAAATTCCAATAAATTATCATCTACATCTAAATCATCTAAACCATCATCATAATCATCATAATTATTATCATTATCATCTAAATTAATTTTTTCTAAATCAAATTCACTAGCAAAATTTGAATTTAATGTATTATTTAATTGTTTTTGATGTTGTTTTTGATGTTGTTTTTGATGTTTAGAATTTCTTATTGATTTATGTTTTAAATTATTATTTAAAGTCTTATTTTGTCTATTTTCATTAATTTGTCTATTATTAACTGGTCTTGATAATTTATGTAATCGCTTTCGTTTTGAAGTGTATTTCTCTTTATTTTGAAGTTGATTTTCTAATTTATTTTGTTGTTTTTTTTCTTCATTATAATTTACAAACTTTAATCCATTATGGTTTAATATTAAATAATTAATTGAATTAAAATTTCTTGTTTTTATTTCATTTAATGATATAAAATTTTTGTTATATTTTGTTAATTTATAATTATTATTATAATTATTTATAGGAATATTAAACTTTTCAATATAAATTAATTTATTTACATTATTATTATTTATATAACAATGACAATAACTTAAACTATAAAAAAATAAATTTATTAAATAATTAATTCTCATAATTAGTTTAATAAAATTAGTTTATTTAATTAACTTTATATCCTTTTTTATTAGATATTATAAAAAAAAATAAAAATATTAATATTAAATATTAGATATATTATTTATAAATAATAAAAAAAATACTGATTATTATTAAAATTTCTAATCTAAGTTTCTAATCTTCTTAAGGTTCAACTACTAACTTCTTATTACGTTTTACTACTTTTGGTCTAAATTCTAGTACTAATGGTTCTGTTAATGAATTACAAGTTTCTTCATATTTATCTTGCATCTCTTTATTATTTAATTCAGAATAAGTTTGTAAGTTTTCTTCTTCATCATCATATACTTCCTCTTCTTGTCTTTCTACTTCTTGTGGTGAATGAGTTGAAGATGTATGATTTAATGGAATCAACTCCTTAATTTGTTCTTGTGTTAGTGACAACTCAACCGTGTTTTTAGGTAGATATACACGACGTTCTTCTTTTGGTTGATAGTTCTCACGATTTCTTGGTCCTGTTCTTCTTCCATTATACTTTGTATTATAACGTGGACGTTCACGACGCTCATGAAGAAGTTCATCACGACGTTCATGACGACGCTCATCACGACGCTCATCACGACGCTCATCACGACGCTCATCACGACGCTCATCACGAACATCGTCACTCATAATAAGAATAGGTTGCTTACGTTGATGTCTTGAATTTTCACGCCTGTGTGTGTTAGTAGAGTTGGACTGTTGTGTCCTGTAAGCTGAGACCTTCCAAAACCACGGCTCATCATAAACAATTTTAATTTCCTTACCTTGTAATAATCTTTCACGAGCTTCATAAGCCTGTTCTGATTTAGCCCAATATTTCAAGTGTATAAATACACAATTGAATTTAGCACCATCAGTACTTTGCTTATTGATAATATCAATTTTTTCTACTGGTCCAAGTCGGAGGTCTTGAATAATGTGCTTAATACGCTGTTCTCCAATATTGGAAAATACACGTGGGATACACATTACTGGAACATTTGCTGGAATTGAACGATAGTTGATACTGGACTCCATATTTTCTCTTGGTATGTAAAGATTGCTTTAGGACTACTTTCAAGAATTATACATTTTATTAATTCATAAAATAAATAACTCAATTTTTTATTTTTATCAGTAATTTTACAAACACTAATTTTTTATTTTTATTTATAATTTTACCAACACTAATTTTTTATTTTATTTTATAAAAAAATAAATCTAATTACCTATAATTTATATCTAATTTATATCTAATTTATTTATAATAAATTCTTAAATAATAATAATAATATTTTGTATTATTATTATATAAAATAAAATATCTAATAAAATATCTAATAAAATATCTAATAAAATATCTAATAAAATAAAAAATTGAGAATTAATTTAATTACTTATTTATAGTTAAAATAATTAAAAGGCAATTTATCATAAAACAAAACTAATAATTAAACTATGGAAGCATCATCATCAGTATCATCTACATGTTTTATTTGTTGTGAGAACTACAATAAAACAAAACATACTAAAATAGTATGTGGCTATTGTGATTTCAATAGCTGTAGAAATTGCTGTGAGAAATATATACTTAGCGAAACAATTCCAAAATGTATGAATATAAGTTGTGGAAAAGAATGGTCTCGTAAATTTTTAAGAGATAATTTTACAAAATTATTCCTTGATAAAAGATATAAATGTCATATTGAAAATATATTATATGAAAAAGAAAAGGCACTTATGCCTGCTACACAAGGAGATGTAGAGCAAATATTAATTAAACGTAAATTACGTACTGAAATTAAAGAATTAGATGGACGAATTAATGAATTAATTAAATTAAAAAATTCATTAGAACGTGATTATTATAAATCATCAATTAAACGTGAAACATATAATTATGTTTTCAGTTGTCCTAATAGTAAATGTCGTGGATTTTTAGATAATAATTTTAAATGCGGTATTTGCTTTACAAATGTATGCCCTGATTGTAGAGAAATAATAATTAGTGATACTAATCATTATTGTGACCCTAATATATTAGAAAGTGCTAAATTATTATCCAAAGAAACAAAACCATGCCCTAAATGTCATAGTGCTATTTATAAAATAGATGGTTGCGACCAAATGTGGTGCACGTTATGTCATACTACATTCGACTGGAAAACTGGTAAATTAGAAACAAATATTCATAATCCACATTATTATGAATGGGTACGCACTAATGGAGGTCATATTGAACGTACGGATGGAGTAGAATGCGGACGTGAATTAAATAATAATACATTAGATGTATTATTAAATCAATTAAACAAAAAATTTAACTATGGAAATACTAATTTATTATTAAAACCATTACCAACTCATAATTATTATAAAAGAACTTATGATTATTCTAAAGAAATTTCAGACTTAACTTATACTGTAAGACATGCTATTCATAATAATAGAGTAATAATACCATCATTTCAAACTAATC